TCACCATTATTCTTAATGCAAAGACCAACATGTGAAATGCGATTTACACCATCTTCTGGGAAATCAAAATAGATCCAGTCTCCTGGAGTTGGATCATCATTACGAGCATCTGACCAACGCTCAGCCTTCTTAAACCAGTCTGCTGCTGCTACTGTTGATGCAGACTTAGGGAATGACTTTACCCCCGCAGTAAATGCTGACCAAGAAACAAACGATTGGCACCATGGTTGGAAGTTTACCTTAATCCATGCACCGTACTTTGTTTCGTTATCCTTTGGGCCTTCAATTGTGCCCACTTCTTTCTTTGCAACCTCAATGATTGCTTCTACTGATCCTTTTGCTGCCATTTTATTCCTCCTTGTAGGTATGACAATATAATTATATCATGACAGGGTATGCCCATTTATAGGGATTGCCATCTCAAATATTTTCTGTATCCTTCTAAATCTACTACATTTGGATCTACCCACCAATCCTCATGGTACTCTCTAACAACCAGTGAGTAGCCAAGTGAATCTAAAATCTCTCGTTGGGCATCTCTTATTGCAACATTTCTCCAATACATATTTGCATCATGCTCAAATGAAATAACTGTAAATCTATACTTATTTAATGGGACAGCAATAAGTCCGTGCAAAGATTGATGGGCATTCCCATCAGGTCTTCCATTGAGTTTGTATCCAGAGTCAATGTCTACCTGCAAATAATCAATCTGCTTTGGAAATCTATTTTCTTCAAAGTATCTCACATAATCAAATTTTGTTGCATCGCCAAGAATACATGGGTTCTTTCTATTTTCTGAAACTTCTTTATGCAATTCTGGAACAATTTCAAAAGACACACCCTTCCAGTCAAACTCTGTTTCTAGTCTATATGTGTTACTTCCTTTTACAGAATGATATGCTCCAAGTTCTACATAGTACCCGCCAGTTTTTTTGTCTAATAAGTCTATTACAAATTCTTCTTGTCTGCTTGTTGGTGCAACCTGCATTGTTATCCCTTTCATTGGTTTTGCGCTGCCCCACCTGGCCTCGATCCAGGGACATCCGAATTAACAGTTCGGCACTCTACCAACTGAGTTATAGGGCATTGAGGCAGTTTTAAGTCATACCAAGGACTTTTAATTAGTTACGAGTATAAGATGTAGTGCCAATTAAAATCTTTGGAAGAGACAAGAGGTACTCTCCAAAAGTCTTATGTGTATTTCTATTTACATATGATGCTGCTGATACTGCAGTTGCTACAGAACTTCCAGCAGTTTCAATTGGTGAACCATTATACTTAGTAATGCTTACTTTCCCAGGTGCAACCATATCAAGACCAGGACCTGTGTTGGTTAGTCCCTCAAGTTGAGTTGCGTTTCCAAGTGCTCCTACTCCAATAACACCGTTAACGCATGATGGAAAACCAACCACATCTTTTCGTCTATCATTTCCTGTTGCAGCGAACACTGGAATATTGTTTGCATTTAGAGATGCAACTGAATCAATTACGACTGTACTTTTTGAGCATAGTGCAAGGTTGTTAGCACTTACTGAAGACTGACTAATTGATAAAGCATCGATGCTGTACTTTGATGCATTCTTTGATACCCAGTCAATTGCTGAGGTTAGTGCTCTTACATCTCCTCGTGAGTTTCCAAGACTTGTAACATCACTAAATCTAATAAAAACAATCTTTAGATTTGGATTAACTGTTAGTGCAGCCTTTACCATTTGGTCTCCGTGAAAAGTTGAATTGTTAAGATCAAAGTTGGTGCTGTTCTTTTGCAAAGGCCATGGTGCGGATGCTGCTCCTGGACCTTCCATAAATAGTTCTCCGTTAGGACATGACATGTTCTGAGTAACAATCTTAGACTTTACAGTAGTAAAGCAAACCTCATGAATAATTGATGGAAAATTCTTTGCATTAATTGCTGTGTCAATAATTGCCAAGACTCTTTCATCTTGTGCTTGTGCTGGTGCAATTGCTGTAAATGCAAGTGCGATTGTTAGTAGTGATAGTAGTACTTTCTTCATTGTTTTCTCCTTGTTTATTATTGTTTGATTTTTAAAACTACTTGGCAAGGGTCTCCGCCCTCTTCCCATTCTTGCTGTTCTTCATCTGTCATATAGGGATCTCCCTCATGAGTGTTGCAGAACGGCTCTGTTACCCATCCCCGCTCAATTCCATTTTCAAGCCAGATCTCAAACTCATCAAAGTCTGACTCTATGTTCTGAATGTCCTTTAGGATCTCTTCAAATTCTTCGCTCATATTATAAGTATACTCCTAAGCGCTTATGATGTCAACTGGTCCCATGCAGGATGGGTTAAATTTAATTGCTGCAGATACTGCCTGTTGTACTCTATTCCTTGCATTTTTTTGTTTGTCTGTTGCATACATTACTCCATATGCATACTCTGAACCAGAGCCAATAGAAATATATGGCAATGAGTATTTAGACAAAGACATATCTCCAGAACTATGCTCGTATATTTCTCCACGAATACCAATAATCAAACTAAGTTCTCCATCTTTAGATGTATCAATCCAAAACTCGTTATAGAATTCACGAAGTTCTTTAATGAACTTAGTATGCATATACTTATCTGTGTCTTTAATGTTAGGTGCTGATGGTCTAAAGTTGTGTCTAATTCTGTCACCATCCATTGATCCAGCGTATCCGATTAAATAAGGTCCAACTTTCCAAACCTTTGGTGATTCAAGTGCAAGGATTACTCCGTCATCTGATGCTCCACGATCTCCAGCCATATAAATCTTTTCTTCATGGCGTAAAGCAACAATACAGGTCATGACAAAGCCCTCTCCAGATAGGTGATACTCAAGTATACCATTGCCCAGAGAGGGCTGTCAACTAAGGTCAATAATGACTAATTAGCCTTTTTGTCTACCGTCTTAAACGCATCATTGATTTCTGCCAATGTGAGTTTTCCATCGTCCAAAAAAGCCCTTGCCAGTCTTTCAATGACAGTTGCTACGCCTAATAGTCCTGCTAAGAATACTGCCTGTATTGTGTCAATTCCTACAACTGCTCCAGCACCAAGTACTGATAGACCAGAAGCAGCGAAAACTGCTACGATTCTCATCAAGATATTAGTGATTGCCTTTTGTGGGTGCTCCTTCTTGGGAGGCTCTACTACCTTTTTAGTTGCCATATTTAGTCCTCCTTTCTTAGTGGGATTGTTATTAGCCAGATTACTGTGGTTGCAAGTACTGCAATACCAACAATGTCTCTTGCTGATCCCGTCAAAGTTAACCATGCTATGAAGAAGCCAAGGAGGGTAAAGGCTTGTGCGATTATTTCCACCCCTGCATCTTTTATCCATGTGAAGAATCCCTTCACAACCTTTTTGATTATTTTCATATTACCTCCTCATCCCAATCATTACGTTTGCAATCTGTGAAACAATGATTACTGGGATAATGACTTCCTGGGCTTTTTCTCTCTGATCATCTGTCATGTCCATACCTAATTCAGAGAAATTAGATAGGAGTTCTGCTACATCCACTTCAAATACTGCACCAAGTGGATCCTCAAGAAATGCCTCTGTTTGTACTTCTGTTACTGCATCTGCTAATGTAAATGGCATTGGTGTATCCCCTGCTGATTCTGCTCTATCTGTAAACTCAACGAATGCTTCTGCCAGTGCTGGGTTAGACTTCATCTGCTCAGCAATCTGTGCAACTTCTGACGGCTTAATACCAAGGTCTTCTGCAACTTCTACTTTTGCTTCTTGCGTCAATGCTTTGAGTGTTTGGCTAACTGCTGTAACTTGTTCAGGGGAAAGAGTAACTAACTTATTATCCTTGCTTGTAAGGTTAGCAATAACTCCAGATAAATCTTCTGATGTACCAGTTCCCTTTTCAGGAATGAGGGCTGCTAATACTTCATCTTTGATTTCTGCATCTGGTTCAGTCCAAGGATTATCTTCTGGCTCTGGATCTGGTCCAGGTTCTGGGGAAGGCTCTGGGGTAGGTTCTTCAGTAGGATCTACAACTGGCTCCTCAGTTGGTTCTGGATCTGGTGTAACCTCTGGGGTAGGTTCAGGTGTAGGCTCGTCTGTAGGGTCTACTGTAGGCTCTGGAGAAGGCTCTGGTGTAGGTTCTTCAGTTGGTTCATCTGTTGGGTCTGGGGATGGCTCTGGTGTAGGTTCTTCAGTTGGCTCTTCAGTCGGTTCTGGAGAAGGTTCTGGTGTGGGTTCTGGGGTAGGCTGATTGGCTGCAGCATTTGCTGCTGCTTGAGCAATAGCAGCATTAAGTTCTCTTTCTGCCTGATAATAATAATATTCCCAAGCATCACTAATAGCATTATTTAAGTCAAGGATTGACTGATTGTATATTTCTATTCTGCTATTCTTCAACTCTAAAGCATCTTCTGTATCTGCAACTGCATCAAGATGTTCTTGTGTCTTTGTTTGCAATACCTGGTTCATTGATGACAGTGTTGAATTTTCAGAGTTGTATACGCTTAGTTTGTCATTGTATACTGCCAATTTATTGTTATAGTTTGTTTGTGCTATAGCCTGTGCTGCAACAGCATCATTGTAAGCATTTAACTGTGATTGAGTTGGTCCTGATCCAGAGGAAAATGTATTAAGATTACAACTAAAATTTTGTCCCCATACTCTTGGGTTTCCAGCATAATCACATCCTGCACCAGTCCACCCTCCAGGGATTCCCCAGCCAAGAAGGTAGGAACCTGGTCCTCCACCGTTATACCACCATATTTCTACATCTAAAGTTTTGTCTTCACTAACATCATATACGGGAGAGTAATCGCTCCAAGTTGTCCCTTGCTCTACCCAGTTATCAACAGCAAGTTGTCCGTCAACATACATCCTAAAACCATCATCCGTATATCCTGCAAAGTAGGTTTGTGTAAACCATGAAGGGACTGTTATCTGTCCAGTAAATTTAACTATAAGGTTTTCATATCTATTTCCGCACACTGGAAGTTGCATGCTGCTTGAGTTCCAGGTGCCAGAACAAAGAACAGATCCTGGGGTAGCAACATTACCCTGTCTAACAAGAGTGTAAACAGTGTATGCCAAACCTGTTCCTCCAGCACTCTGCATATTTGATTGAGTGGTTTGAACATTAATGTTGGCTATGCTTAGTGCATCTTGAGCATCATTCTTTTCTTCAAGAGCGTTCTCTTTATGTTCAAGGGCCAAGGCTACTGTGGCTGTCTGACCATCCACATTTGACTGGGCAAGGTTCTTTGCTTCTAAGGCTGTGGCTTCTGCTTCTACTGCATCTTCGTGGGCATCATAGGCATCATCTTTAAGTTCCTTCGCATTTGTGGCTGAGGCAAACTTATTTTCTGCTATGTCTATAAGATCTATAAAGTTATCCTGATAGCCAAGGTCATCTACGCTATCGTTAAGTTCCTGTATTTCTTGGGCTGCTACTGTGAGTGGATCATCAGAGTGGGCTTCCTGGGGGGCTATAAGTAGCCAGCCAAAGGCTAGAACTGTGGCTGTTACTATTCTTAGTAGTCGTTTAATTACCTTTCCCCCTTGCAGACGACATGTCTGATAGGATGATTATACCATTTTATTGCACAAAAAAGGGGCTACCGTAATTGGTAACCCCTTTAATGTTGGACTAATTACTTAAGCAAAGTAACCTTTGCCTTTGGATTCTTCTTATTCCATTGAAGAGCCAACTTGTTGAATGCAGCCTTTACAGACTTAAGTGCAGCAGCGTTATCTGCTGTTAACTTAGCGACAACTGCATCGTTTGCAATCTTTGCATCTGCAAGTGCCTTATCTGAAGCAACCTTTGCATCTGCTAGTGCCTTTGCTGAAGCAGCCTTCTCTGCTGCAAGTGCAGCATCTGAAGCAGCCTTAGCAGCAACTGCATCTGAAGCAGCCTTTACGACTGCTGCATCTGCGATTGCCTTAGCAGCAAGTGCTGCATCTTTAGCAGCAATCTGAGCAGCAAGTTCTCCTACAAGATCACGAACTGTGATCTCTGCAAATGGAGCAAGTGTTGGAGCAGTCAAGCCTACAACTGCTGCTGCAACTGCATCTGTTGATGTTGTTGGAGCAAACATAACTAGTGCTCGTGTTCCAACTGTTGGAAGTGTTGCCTTAAATGTTGCAACTCCAAAGTCTGAAAGTGTAGCACCTGTTGATGCTGTTGCTGAATCAAGTGTTGCTGTTGCAGCAAATACTGTTGCAGTTAGAGACTTAGCAGAAACCTTGTTTCCAAATACGTCTGTCGCTGTTACTAGAATATCCTGCTTTGTTCCTGCAGCACCTGATGCTGGTGCAGAAACTGTTAGGTTATTAATCTTACCAGCAGTACCCTGTACATAATATGTAAAAGTAGTTCCTTGGTTCGTGATTGTCACTGTTCCAATTGCTGTTGTCTTTGTATAGACATAGAATGTTGCAGTTGTTCCTGTACCAGTTGCAATGCTTAGGCTTGAAGAGCCTGATGCCGATGTTACTGGTGCAGCGGTTGTGTGTAGTGCAGACACGATTGTTGCGTTTGTTGTTACTACAGAAACGACTGTTCCTGTGTCAACTGTTGCGACGAACTTTAGTGCGTCAGCAGCGTCAACTGTGTTGTCTGCAGGTACTGGCAATGCAGCAGGTGTTGCGATTGCAGAGGCGGTTGTATTAGCCGTTCCAGCAAGATCGACAGCGACTGTCATTACAGCAGCACTTGCAGGTGTTGCTACGATTGTGCCCAAAGTCATGGCTGCAACCATGGCTAGTGCGATTTTCTTGAATGAATTCATTCGGTATTTCTCCTTATTTATAGTAGATTAAATCTATCCAGATAATCTTTTACATCATCTGGCATAGGTTTATAGTGTATCACATTGTCCTTATCCATGTCAACCTGCTTAGGTCGATCACTAATGGTATGTACTTCTACGACCTGGTTTTGGTCCTTTGGGGTATGTGATATTGCCCCAAATACTGCTCCACACACGGCATCTGCTAAGTCCTTAGACTTCTTTCGTGGGTGGTCAACTCTATTATTTTTCATAATCTTTAACTGAGTTAGTTCATCAAACAAAAGTTCGATTGCTGGCATTGCTAGTCTTTCTTCATACACAAGCATAGCCATATCTTCGTAGTGTTTTTTGGCAACAGAAACAGTATCAGTTCTCATTCCTACCTGCTTTAGTTCATTTTGAATATCAAATGATTGCCAACGGTCAAATGAAACCATTCCGATATTAAATCCAAGTCTACGAAGGTTTTGAATCCACATCTTTACTTCGGATAAATTAACTGGCCCCTCAATCTTTGGCTCCCACCACGCTACTGCATCGACCACTACCATTGGTGCTACTTGCTCGTAATTATTAATTACCTGAATATTTACCCACTTCTCAACATGTGCAATTGCTACTGCACACTTGTCGTGCTTTTGTGCAAGGTCAGCATGAACATAATAAACCTTGTCTGGATCTGGCTTAAAGGATTCATCAAACCTTCTAAAGTTATCTACTGGATTTCTTAATGTCATACAGGCTCTTACTTTTTCAGACTGCTTAAAAAATGCATCTGATGCAAAAGTTGGAACACAAGCAAATCTTTGCATTGCGTCTCCTAGGTCTGTCAAGAATGCAATCTTAAAATCATCAATCTTTCTAGTAGGGTTTACTTCCCATGTTGGCTTCTTTAATGCGAACACTCCTGGGTATTTGTATGAAAGTATTTGATCTTCATCCCAAGAAATATCAAAGTAGTTATCTGGATCATCTTCTGGCAAAATTGGATTAATAATAAATCTATGAGTCTTTTCAATTGATTCTTTTTCTGCAATCACTGCATCGTATCTTTCTGAAATAAAGTCTCCTGGATATCTTGGGAATGAAAGCAAAACAACCTTTCCTAAGTCAGGGAAGCGAGAGTCTACTGAAGCACGGAATGCTCTATAGATATTATCTGCAGTCTTACCTTGATCATTTCCTGTTCCAATCTCCGAAGCAAAACCAGAAATCTCATCAAGAACTGCAAGTAACAAGTTTAAACCTTCGTGTGATTCTCTTTCTGAGTGTCCAGAATAAACTGTAATAGACTTATCAAACTCAACGGAGTCTGCCTTAGCATTGTACTTTCCAACAAACCATGGAGACTTTTCAATCTTGGTTTTAAAACCTTTAAAAAAAACATTCTTTGCTTGCTGGGCGTTAATAGCAACGTTGATTAGGTCAATAGCATCTCCAGAGGGCTTACCAAAATATTTTGCTGGGTCTTTTAGGCATAGAAGTTTGTATACGATGTATGAGCATGCTACGGTTGATGTAAAGTCTTTTCCAGATCCCTTGCCAAGTTGGAGAATAATCTCGTTCTTAGTATACTTGTCGTAGTATCTTGTTCCTTCTTCTTCTCCCATAATATTAATGAGATCTTCTTTGCGATAGATCTGGCTCATGGCCTCTACGATGTCATACTGAATGTCAGACAGTGGTGGCTGTCCAAGGT